TCATCCCGTACCGACGGCCTTGTAATCCTTTTTGTGGGAGAAAAATTCGACATCAAGCAGAACTGCTTCATGGGCAATGACTTCCATGTTTCCATGGGCAATAATCACTGGACGTTCTTGGATTTGATGACCTTCAGCGTCCTCCCGGGTGACACAACTCCCTTCTACAGCGATGTTCCCAAAGCATATGTGAGTAAGAGACGCTCTTACATCGGAACGGGTCGAGTCGCATCCTTCCTTGTGGAGTCGATTACATTCGACCATTACAGAAAAGGCAGTGTCAAACTCACTGAATTCCATGATTTGAAATCCAAGTTGGACTGGGACTCTCATCGAATCTCCTGAGCGCAGTAAAAGGAGAGTAGTATGTCCTAGCTATGCTGGGCACCATAAAGGCAGCGGGTCTGGAGTGAACAACATGACTGCTGTTCACTCCACCTCATTATTTTTTGACCTCATCGATCATTCGTCATCCTCCATTCTCACAGGCTCTAATTCGTATTGCTTCATCTCTTTCTCCGACAACTCCTTGTCATATGCCACAGCACCAAATCTCCGAATCTGCACATTATGCGATACAAAATCTTTTGGCTGGCAGCCAAATGCTGAGTCCACGAAATTTGTATTTGTACCAATGTCTCACAATGCTACCCACCTGAATTTAAATAGATTGAAATAAAAATAGTAATTACTTACAATAAACTTAACAGGAATGAACTACACTTCAGATTGGACATACTCTCACATGTCGCAGAATAGCCAGAATACCTTCAAGGGAAATCCTGTAAAGGGACTTGAATTGCTACAGGAGTTTGCGAGATACAAACCTTCTCCGTACCGTAGCGATGCTCTCAGAAATGTCGGTGATCCCGAATCGGCACAGATGATCGAAGCACTCGCTGAGCGCTTGGAGGCGTACAAGCAATACGTAACTCTTTACGAGGTTGGACTCCTCTCCTATGAGAAGTTCACTGAGAAGATCCGTGCTCTGGTTGGAGCTGTGGGATAGGTCAATCCTGCCTCCCCGGTGAGATGCACTTACTTATACAACCTCTCACCGGGCCTCATTATTTGATTTTTCCTTTTCTCCCCGATTTCCCATGATGCCACCCTCACGAGCAGCAATATATCCCTTCTCCGCTTGGTCCATCACCAAGCACATGACCTCTATTGCATGCCTGTCTAGCTCTCTACCAATGAATTCGATATCGAGCGTCCTGGTCGAAATCGAAAACAGGTTCGCTCGGTTCTTCATTATTGATGCTGTTTCCGTCATGGATAAAGTTTTGATAGATCGCTTGGATGATCTCCGCTTTGGTTTCGATGTTGCAACCCTGTATATCCTTATAGTTGACGATATACATTTCACATAAAATATCGATCTTATCTGCTTGGGAGAAAGCAATCTTCTTGTAATTCTTGTGCACGAAGCACCGTATCAAACGCAAGCTGGAGTTGTAACTGCATCCCTCGGAAGATCAAAACATCCTGTAGATCATCCGACAACTTCATTTTTTCGTATATTTTTGCCGAGTCGATCTCAATTTCAATCGTATCCATAGGCTATATACTCCTTCTATTGAGTCTAAAGTCAGAAACTAACGACTGAGAAGCGACAAAACATATAATAGAAAATATAAAACGACACTCTATAGTGGAATAAAGTGTCGTTTTATATAGAAATCGTTCTTAAATTTATTATGTTAACAAGTATTGATTTATTGTTGACCTTGGGCACCATCGAAATCGTACCCAAGGAGACAGATGATGAAGCTCTCTAAGAGCTACTCACCTCCCAGATGGAGGAAATTCGATCCCATTTCTCTGATCCCCAGAAGGTAATTTTCCAGTTCTTCCTTGGTTCAAAATGAAGAAGAATAGAGCTACCGCTGGAAATCTTTAGTGATTTAGCCTCACCACAGATTCGGGTGCATCCTCTTGGAATTTCAGGCTTGAAGTCATCACAACCCAGCTCTACATCCCTTGGAAGGATCAGATCATAGGTGACTCGATGAAGCTTGGCATAGTGGGGGGTATGAAGCACATCAGACTGATTCTTCCGTCCTCGTGGATGCCAAGTAATATCTTGACCTTCGAACGTCCCCTGCCCATGCTTGAGAGTGTAAATCTTTCCACTCTCATTCAGCTCACCGTGTAGAAATCTCAAAACTTCCTCCAATGTTGTGTCCTGATGAACAATATCATTATTTTACAATATTCTTAGTATCCACAGTATCTCTTTAATAATCCAATCAAAGGAAGTTTTATACCTCCCAAACTAAGCTGCTAAAGTCATTGCGATCATGCTTTCCGATGGGGCAGGAGGTAACCGTGATGCCTGTGTATGTAAATTGAGCAACAGCCACCACATAATAGTGGTACTCTGTTGACGCGGTTAATCCAGTTGCACTATAGCTTGGCGTGGCTACATTGGAAGCTACCTGTAAACCATTTTGATAAACGTTATAAGACGGACCACTATACATCCTCCCATTGGGTTCTACCCAGATGAAATCTGTCTCTCTATTGTTACCAATCATATCCATGTGCTCGAAAATCCAATCTTGTACCGGATCTCCGTAGTAACGATGACCACTGAAACTCAACGTAAGTTGACCACCCATCACGGTAGTAGTGGCAAACCCTCTACCATCTAGGTATGCGGTTTGATCGGTTTCTTCATTCGATTCTGGCTCAAAATTACTAAAACCTCGTACCAATCGCTCATAATGGTTGTTGTTATCTCCAGGTTGTTTCAAATTCAAATAAAACAAGTGTTTCGATTCTGTCAGAAACCCTTCCAATTGTGCAGAACCGTGCGGCATTGTATAACCTCCTTATATAAATAACTCTGCATCGAATAGAGCGGTATAAGCGTATCCTTCGCTTGTCTGTTCGACAAAGTTGGTTGTCGTGGTGCAATCGATTTTGATGAGGTCAAACTATGCATTAGTGGATAAAATAGCGTGATTTTGTAGCCCGTCCAGTAGAAGTTCGATTGCTTGGCATGTTTCGATAACTTTCCTCTGATCACTGTGTCGTGCGTAAATTTGAAAGCCATAAAAATAAACCCTCGATAAATCCAAGAGTGTTTCAGGGGAAGGACTGGGAGCAGGAACAATGGCTATATCATTTGGGTTCTTCAATACTCCAACGGATAACGTAGGTTTATCGAAGGAAGATAAATCCAAGTTGGATTCGATGTACACTTTTACTCTGTCTAAAAAATCCATCTGCTCCCTCCCTTAGATCGTTCGATCCTTTAATTTCTCCAATTGATGAATCCATTTCTGCAACTTGTAGGATTTCGCACGTCTGAACCATAACCCACCAGCGTTAGGATTCTTGTCTTTGCTGAAGTTGTACTGTGGATTGTAGTAAAGCCTGCGAGCATAAACCGTATCCCAGATCACTTTCCCACTGCCAACCACAGTATTACGAATCCCAGATTGAATCAGATTCCCTACATCTTGAGGAGCATAATAGTTTGAGTCTTGCAAAACAGCTTGATCCAACAACTCCTGCCCGTCTCTGCCGAGCTTACGAATTTTAGGTGGAATCTTTCCCAAATCCAATCGAATCCTCACTATATTTCCACCTCGATATGATGGATCGTGGATTCATCTGCCCAGAACTCGTTTACTTTTGTAACCTCGTAGTTTCTATCATTAAACGAAATCCTTGAACGCTCTACAGGTCGAATGAATGGAGTGGTGTAGCAATAATCGATGAATAGGATGGTTGTTCCTTCGTCATCATCTCCTCTTCACTCATTTTTGAATCCTCCCAAATGGGTAATCACTTCTGTTTTGTTTATTGCGCCCACTACAGATAACGGGCATAAAAAATAATCATCTATTAAATGGTTAGTAGTTTCGTGACATTAGATGAACTGATGCTGGTTCACTTTTTCACTAGTAGGTTTGAATTTAAATTATTTTCAAAACATACTTTATATATTCTCTCTTTTGTTTATACTGAAATAGCCAATAAAACAATTTACTAAAAGGATGATTTGATGAAAAAATGGAGGAAATATTCGCTTGTGTTTGCTTTAACTATTGTGTCCCTTGCCACTACTGCAACTCCTACGTATGCAGCAAACAATGATTGTAGTAAACTCTTGAAATTAGATGCAAAATTGAGTCCTCCTGATATCAAAGCTAAAATATTAAACTGTATGATTAATCTTAATACTAAACTGTAAAATTAATCTTGCTGTTTGGGTGCAATTGTGTTGACTCAGCTAGTAAGATCTCAGCAATGTTTGCCAAAAAAAGAGTCGAATTTACTTTGGTGAAAGATGGTTAATCAACACTCTATTTCGAACAAGTTATATAATAATTTGATGCAAAAGTTGATCGCAACTCCAAACCCAGAATGGAACAATTTTTAGGATAACCTTTCCCCAGAAGATTTATATTTACCCATAAACTTAAAAGGTGAGAAAAAGGAGGGCTAAACCCTCTTTTTTTGTCCCACCAAATAGATTCCATTATGCTGGTTTTAGCCTATAACATGATGATTTGCTCTCTGTGTTGGTGACGAGTACGCCCAGATTCATTTATAGACTGACGCATTTTCGCTTGTCGCTGTCTCACCTTTGATTTTGCTTGATCAATACCTTCCTGATCTCCTAGTTCTTCCATCATGAGCAATTCTGTTTTCGCTTTGCGATATCTCTTTCCAGCTTTCTCTGCGGTAGGACTGCTCCTGGTTATATGCAACAATAAGATGATTCTCATCGGGTGTAACAGTTAAATAATAAGCAAAACGAAAATGACCAGCTGTTGTCTTCCCTGATCGTGGAGTGCCTTCGTTCACTTCTAATGTGTAATCAAATGGTGCTCGAATGATTTCTTTCTGCTTTGGAGAAAACTCAATCATCTGATTTCACTCGTTAATTCCTCATTGGTTAGCTTCTTCAGAAAATCACTAAAAAGCATAGGCTCTTTGCATGCTCTCCAATCTGAAATCCCGTTACGCATTAGTATCGGATGATCGCATATAATCATTTCATCTAGCCGGAGCATCTCATCAAATGAAACTTTTCTTAAATATGACTCACTCAATCTAATTGCTCCTTTCTTGGTAGTGACAGGGTTCCTGCTATGATCCGTCAGATAGATCCCATTATATGGTTACGTTACCCCTCAGTCGCCGGATGCTGGTTCTAGGCCATATAGACTTTCCAAAATAAAAAAAGAAGATCCTTGGTGGCAGGCTCTTCTGGTAGTGCACGTATATAGTAAATTTATTTTATAAAATGTGGGTAACGGTGGAGTCCTAAGCGCACATCGGTGTACCTAGGACCTTGCCCACAATTGTAGAAAATACGATTGTGAGCTCATTAGCAATCAGGACATGAGATCAAGAAAGAGGTCGGCCACTGATGTTTGCGAAAGGTATGGAGGCCGATCAGCTTGCTTGGTTGAAAGAAGCTGGGAAAGTAGCATCATACCAAAGTACCGCTTCTCAGCCTTACTCATACCCCTACAGGCCTTCTTGATGTCCTCCAGACGATTTCTTGCCATGCTGGAGACAAATTCAGCGTCCAGAATACGCTCAAGTGCACTCATAGTAACTCCATCTATTTGAATCCAGTTAGAGCATCCCTATTGTACCAAAAAATTTTAATTTATGAAATCTAGTCAGCTATTGCGAGATAATTTTAATCTCACTCCTATCTAAGTTGTTTTCCCATTTTTTGGTCAAATTGCACTTCGTCGTTCAGTTGCTGGTTTTGGGTCTGCACCCCTAGATGCTGGTTTTATAAATTAATATCAATTGCTAAATGAGAACCACCAAGTAATGATATTTCGATACCTTCATAAAAAAAGCTTTGTCTTACATCAAAAGAAAGTCCTATTGTTTCCTCATGTTCACCAGTTAGGGATCTGAATAAAACATAGGTATCATTCCCATCTAGATTCAATCTTTCCATGAACTTCTCATTTGGAATAAATATTTGTCCATGCTTCTCAATAACCTTTTTGTTCTTTCTTGATAGCTCCTGAAAATAAGTATCCACATACATTTCAATATCTTCTAAACTCAAATTCCTATAGTCCAACAGTTTCCCTATGTTATAGCCTATTTGAGGATTCCAGACATCAAAATTATGACAGATGATACTTTCTCTTCTGTTAAGCAAATGAGGCGGACATTGCTCATAAACCTCTGCATGAAAGTTATCTTTTCTATAAAAATTAAATTCAGACTGTAGATGCCCATTAATATGATCGCCATTCTCCAAGTGTTGAAAGTGAGCTTTTAGACGCTTTTCTATATCCATGCTTTGACCCATGTAAATTTTGCTGTTGAATTTGTTGGTGATTTGAGTAGATTCCACTGATCATGATTGACCACCTTTCAGTTTTCGATACAAAGTCATACGAGAAACCCCCGCTTTTTCTGCTATTTCTTGCATCGTCATCTTTCCTTGCTCTAAAAGGAAACGAGCATATTTGACTTTGTCGCTATCTGTTTGCAGTCTACCTGGAAAGCGCCCTTTCTTTGCTGCTGCTCTTAATCCTTCTCTTGTGCGCTCTGCGATCAAATCACATTCATATTGAGCCAGCATCCCAAAAAGGTGAAGCTGCATATTCCCCATTGCTGTACCCAGATTAAAATTCCAACCTTCTTTTAAACTAATGAAGTGGCAACCCTTTTCCCAAAATAAATTGACCAAATCATATCTTTTAGGTTACGAGATAATCTGGTTAGGTCTGGAACAATAACGGTCGTTTTTGGCACATGGAGATAGAGTATTGTATATTAAACCCTATTTCGGATACTTTCCCCGGAATTAGGACAAGCACATATGACTTACATCCAGAGGTGAATAAATATTGATAATCTTACATGTGATGAACGTGATCCAAATAATTGATTTTGTCTATGACATGATTACTAAATATTTTGGCTAACTACCACCAACCCTACAGTGCTGCCTGTGGGGTTTTCCTTTACCAATTGATCAACCTTTCAAACTGCGTTATCTTTAAATGAGAAGATCGCTCCTATCCGGTTGAGCGATCCCGAACCCTAGAAAGGCAGACGATGAAGGATATCGAATTCGATCCCAATGACTTCCCCACTAGTAAGCCAGATCATGACAAGGACGGATTTAAGTCCTGGCGTGTAGGAATTTACACCTACATGGAGCATCCCGGAAGGAAACGCTACAAAATTTGGACAGTTGGAAACATCTCCTACACAACCGACTACCAGACGGGTCTCACTTCTACTTACAAAGCGAAGCGTCGTTAATCTCTTCCTCTGTTCTATGGTTCATGGACCAGTTGCGAATATCGTAGCTGGTCCACCCACTTTCACATCCTCAAATCTCACAAGTTCATGATAATCATCTCTACATATCACCTGATAATGCTTAATCCTACGATTGACGTAGAATACAACTCCATGTTGACCATCTTTTGTTTGAATAGTGCCGCCTTTTCTGGGAATTGGAAACATTCGATCAACTCATATGTATAAAATAGGCTTCTATTTTCCTCTGAGACGAACGAAAATAAAATTAATTGATAAATCTATTACCGTTTTTTTGAATTTCGGTCTTCTAGGGCTGTATAATGCAAATAGAATAAAAAACACGTCTATGGTAAAATAAAATAGAAGGGTTCCAAACAGTAGAGGAAGGAGCAACATGCCTCCGGGTAACACGCTTATTTGTAGAAATTGCGGTAAGATACCACTTACCACAATCTTCTGCGAGCAGTGTCGCCTGTGTATTAACTGTTGTAAGGGTCACCCTCCAAAAAAATGAGCAGTTCAGATACGTCTGATCGACTCCTCGCGAGTCAAGACTAATCTCCGAGCTGTTCGAACTGGATGATTTGCTAGTGTAAGCCGATAGCTACCTAGCAAGTGGAGCTCTAATGAGCGCTGACTATGGTTAGTGTTCTCTATCTCCAATCCAGCGCCCCTCATTCTTTATTGAGTGAGGGGCGACTAATTTTTATATCCCTATAATCAAATGGAATCATCCCTACATATAACATGATAATATTTAATCCTACGATTGATGTAGTAAACAACTCCACGATGACCATCTTTTGTTTGAATAGTGTTTCCTTTTCTGAGAATCGGAATCATTCGATCAACTCCTGTATGTAAAATAAAAAAGCCATCATAATGATGACTCTCATCTATTTGCTTTCGTTATAATCGGCTGCCTGGACAACTGGATGCTGCCCAGACATGGTCCAATTTTACTTAAAACGAATTGAGATTACTTCTTATCGCTATTGATGAAGGTTACACCATGAATGGTCTCAGATTCACCCTCATAGAGGGCAGCCACAAGATGTTTCGTGCTGGGGTCATCCAGCTTCCAGACCCAGCCGTTAAGATCTTCCTACCGTCAACCTTCCCCCAAAGGTACATCAACTTAGTTCCACCTGAACCAGAAATGGTTGTCGACTTATCGAATGCTAAAGACTACCTAGGGAACAATACTCCATCACCTAGCTCCACAGGCTTCTTCTCAATTACATCTGATTCCGATAACTCCGCATACATTGCACCATATTGGCTAAACACTTTCATCTTGCAACCCCCAAACTAATTTTCATTTTCGATCTCAATTTCGATTTCTTTTCGGTATGCTTGTTAGTATTAAATTGTAATAATAGTTTGCTCGCCTTATAATTAAAATACCGAGCAACCAGAAGTATGGAGGGATTATGGACACGATCCAATCGATCTTGGCCAACGATGCGACTCCCATCATCGGAACAATCATCGTGATGATTGTCGGCTCTCTTTTGTTCATCAAGGAGTACCGCAAGGTAAAGTAATCCCATGCTTGGAATGGTTGGGTGATCTCTCTCAAGTAGAGGGATCACCCAGCTCCAATTTTTCCCCTTGTTTCATTGTCCAGAAAAACTCTTCGCTTATTTCCACAAAACAAAGTTCTATATCTCGTTCTTTATCAACAATTGTAAGATAACAGTGATGTTCCTCCCCACCTTCAAGCTTGAGAGCAAGATGACTAGACCAAACTTCTGTATCAGTAATCAATTTTGTTTTTATCTCTGTCAAATTCTTCACTCGTCACCCTCCACTCTCACAAGCTCCAACTCATATGGTTGAATCTCTTCCTCCGTCAACTTCCGTTCATATGCCACAGAACCAAATTTCCCAATCTGCATGTCACAGGAAACAAAATCATCTGGCTGGCAACCTGAACTGAAACCTCTCAATCTGTTTTGTATCAATGTCTCATCATGATGCATCCTCCTCCAAATGTTCTTATGACATCAAATAAACGATCGCTTTCCTCATCTGTCATCTTCTTAGCTTGAAACGTTACATATACGGTTCCTGCTAACTCTATGTTGGGTCTTTTCCTAGTTGTCAGGATGCTTCTCCTTCTTATCCAATATGACAGATAACAATCAGGCCATTCTTTTTCTTATTAAATATAAGTGATATAATAAATTTTGACAGTTGCTAAGTTTAAGGAGATTCTCATGTCACATCCGCCAAAAAACGGCCGTGGTTCTAAATGGTGCAAGGAACACGGTTGGTATAACTCGGACAAACATCGGAAGTGTCCTGAGTGTCCTGACTGAATGTTGATGTGATACTCACTGCTGGTTGTTTTCTCAAAAAAATGGCACAACCAGCAGTGACCTATTTATTATGATACCCCTTCCTTGATTTTTCGATCACTGTTGCTGATACAGTAAGCAAAGTATATCAAACGAAAATACCCTATTTAGAATAGCCAATCTCAACAAGCTTTTTTTGTCCTCGATTTCCCATGATGCCACCCTCACGAGAATCGATGTAACTTTTCTCTGCTTGGTCTATCACCAGACACATAATCTCTATCGCATGTCGATCCAACTCCTTTCCGATGAAATAAATCCCGAATCCTTTCTTCCACAACTTGCGGAATTCACGCAGCTGTTGATCCGTCCAGGTAAAGTTGTAATCATGTAGAGCTGTGTATTCGTATTGATGCCGAATCAGTGGGAGAATCTTTGCCATTAGACCGCCTTCTTTCCAAGTAATCGATAATCTTGTCCCTCTACTCTATAAATGCGACCTTTTGCCATACTGAACAAACGAGAAGCAGCTGCATCACCAATTCGGCTTTCTAAGGTGTATCGATCTTCGTTGGAACTGAAGATGATCGCTTTTTTCTTTTTGTATCGTTCATTGATGATATTGAAATACATGGTCCGCTTTGGCTCACTAGTATTCGACTTTCCTATATCGTCCCAGATCAACACTGGAACATTCACCAAGGCATCAAACTTCCGATAGTATAAATCTTTGTTCTCTTTATCCGACTTATAAGCCATCATCTCATCCATGATAATCGCATCAGATACGATCAAAACAGCAACATCTTGCTTTAGCAACTCTTTTGCAATGGCTACTTGGAGATGTGTTTTCCCCAATCCATAGCTATTATGTTTTTGTTTAATCATATTTTTCTTATCCAAATCTCGGATAGCATTTAATCTCTGTTCTCCATATGTAGCCAAGAAGCCAAGTCCATTACTAGAGTTATCTTTGATATCGTCATATTCCGCTAGATACTGTTTAGCAGCATCCAGCAATATTCTCTGTGTTGGATCAGCGACTATGTAACTATCCAACGTATCATCTTCAAATTCTTCAGGAATCATCGCTCCCTTTAACCTTGTTTGATAACGCTTCTTCATCAAGCAAGTACATTCTGTTGCTGTCCATCCATCAAGAATATAACCCTCATCTTTGCATTTCAGGCAATCGTATTTAGTTTGCGAAGAGTCCATCGAATTGGTCGTAGTAGCCTGTTCCCTCAGATGTGCTTTCATTCTTTCCGATCTCGCTCGGATGTCCGCCATAAACGTTGTTATTGGTTGCATTTTTGGTAGCCTCCTGTTTGTTGGTTATTACCATTAGCTTTCTGCTGGCTTCATGTTCTTTGGTATTCCTCATGATTCCAAGGGTGTACTCTTCTCTTTTATCATCATGCTTTTCAGTGTGAGACCACATTGCATAAGTGATTACTGATTGAGGATACTTGGACCACTTTTCCCACTCTGTTGTTATCTTGCTGGCTGATACTCTTCCGTTTTTTCTTGTAAGCCTTAAGCAATCAATGAATTTAATTAATAAATCTCTATCTACAGGTAAGGGGTTGGAAAGCAATTGCTTTTCAACAAAGGCTTTTACTTCTTCGGGCGAAGATAGATTTTGTTTTGGTCGAACACCTTTTGGCTTATCAGGTAGTTCTTTTTCTTTTTCTTTTTGTCCACTTGTCGTGGTACGTGTCGTGGACGTATCGTGTGACGTATCGTTAAACTGTGCTAGATATAAGGATTTCAAACGATCATTACCAACTTTTTGAGCGACTAAATGAATTAAATTTTTATCTTTTACTTCCTTTAGTTCTTTTCTCATACAATCCTCAACTGGTTTACCACCGCGATTGAGGTTGTATTTCCCCCAGTTAAGTAGAGCAACTCCCCTTGTTTCTTGGTTGTATTTGATAACCTGATGATGATTTTCAAACCGATCTATCAGAGCGTTAGCACTCTCTAGAGAGTATCCCATATCAAAAGCCAATTTTCTTTTTTGTGATAGGGTAGATTCCTATTTGTGTTGTATTTGGATTAGTGAGCAAGTAGAGATAAAAGAACTTATCCTCCGGTGTCATTTCCTCCACTACTTTTGAATCTTCCCAAAATGATACGTGCACGTGTCTATATACTGCCAAGTGCTTCCCCTCCCTGATGTAGGTGGGTGACTTCGGTCACCCAATGAATTTATAGTTTTGCTACTCGTTTAAGACAATCAGGACATGTTACCTTGTGCCGTTTGGACTGCTCTATGTCTAACTCATTCATGTTAAGTGCTTGGTGTGTGCTTGGATCGGTGACTTTGGCGTTACAGAGGAATGACCCTTTATTTCGCTTGATCCGTCCGGCCTTGAAATCATCCATCAGTAGAACATGGTAGTTACTACTGCGATTGTTGTAATCGTACATACCTCTTCCGGATCGGTATGATACTTTCTGTGCTGGCTTCCAACGAACTGGAACAGATAATGATTTATTGAAAGTAATTGCAGTTACCCAATGTTTTGGTAATGATTCGATTGCAATCCCCATGATGAAAATCTCTCCCCATTCGGCTCATAATGTGGTATCATGACCCTATCTGTTATTTTTGTTTTTGGCTCTCCTTGGTGCCGTTAACACCTTGTGAGAGCTTTAAAAAATTAATGCCCGCAGCGATATAACCCATGATGTTAAAGTTAAGATTCTTGAAGCGAAGCTCGTTCTTTTTTTCGTCGTAGTCGATTGTCATTTTTGGAGCGATGGTAAGCATTTTGCTCTTATCACGTTTCATTCAGTCACCCCCTCTCACAGAAGGGTTATTTTTTTGTACTAAGCTGTTAAATCTTCATCAGCGAAGTCGTAAACGGAAATTTTAAAGAACTTTGCAGATGCAATTGCTTGATAAATATCAGGAGTGGACTTATCGTTTTCAAAATCGCTTATGGTGGTTTGTGGTATATTGACTTGCTTTGAAAGAGTAGCCTGAGATAAACCGTATTGCTTTCGATAACTACGTAGTTTTGTTCCAAAGGTTTTCATTATAGCTCCTTTATTAACGATATTTCGTTAATGCAATAATAGCATAACCGGATCTGAAGTCAACGAAATTTCGTTAATATCTTATATTTATTTTGAGGTGTGTGACATGAATGTGTCGGATAAAATCCCTAATAAAATACAGGCTTTATGCGATGAGCAAGGAATTTCAATTAATAAATTAGCTAAGCTTTCTGGCGTAACTCAATCAACACTGAATAGCGTTATGAAGCGCGAAAGTAAAAGTCCTAGTGTAAGTACAATAGAAAAGATTTGTACATACTTCGGAATCACAGTAGCAGAATTCTTTAGTGATCCGATGTTCGAAACTGAGATAGATACCCCAACAGCGAAAGGTTGATTAACATGGATCAATACGATACAAGACGATTGCTCGAAATCCTTAACAAAATGGAACGAAATCTCGAATGGTTAAGAACTGGACAAGAACGTCAAGAGAAAATACTTGCTGAGATTCTTAAGACTTTGCAATCTAAGAAGGATTAGGGAGGGTTAACCTCCCATTTTTAGAACGGCAAGTCGTCCTCAGCATCGATATCGATCGGCTTACCTATTTGCTGGAACGGATCGCCGTTGTTCTGTGTCTGCTCGTCCCTCTTCTTCGAATCCAGAAACTTCACATTGTCCGCTACAACCTCTGTACGATACACACGCTGTCCCTCTTGGTTATCGAAGCTACTCACTTGCAAACGTCCCTCTAGAGCCACGAGAGATCCCTTAGAGGTATATACTTGGCGCAATTTTCTGCTAACCCACGCCATACGGAAATGAATATGAAATCGGTTTCTTTCTCCCCGTTTTGATTGGTGTAATTGCGATCTACTGCAATAGTAAATTTTCCATTTGCTACTCCATTGTTGGTGTACCTCAATTCACAATCTCTTGTGAGCCTGCCAACAAGCAAAATTCTATTCATGCTGATACCTCCTTGATCTTTATCCCAGTAAAAATAATGTCATCCTCAGTTGCACCAGGGTATTTATCCATGATCTTCAATTGAGCTGATCTAGTAGCAAAATGATCATTTTTATACGTTGATCGAATCTGCAATGTTTCCTTTTCTTCGCTTCCCTGATAATCAAACTGGATGCGAAAAGTGTAGAGATATGTTGTCATGCGATTTCCCCCAATATTTTTGGCTTCTTCTTGCAGCTGTAAACCTCGTCTCCGTGCTCTTCCATCCACTCATAGGGGAATTCAAGTGCATTCCCTGTGTAGACTGCGAAAGCAATCTGTTCTTCGATCTTACAGACTGGCTTATCCGATGATTCATCATCCCAACGAACATAAAACGGACAGCTTGCACACTCATTTTTCAGGAATTCCCCGTAATCCTTACCGCTGTTAAACATGTTGTTACCTCCTGAATTGGGAGAGGGAGAAAACTCCCTCACTATGATGCTTGTTTATCTTTTGATTCCTTACGTTCGTGGACTGTTTTTGCCATCTTCAAAAGTGCTGCTTTTTCTAACGTTGGCAATGCTTGATTGATATCTCTATACTCTGCCTCGGTTACATCTGCTCGACTTTGCTTCATGGTATAAAACTCCACAATCAGCTTCTGTACCTTCTCACTTATCTTGCGTTCGTTACAAAGTGCAAAGAATCGTTTACGTTGATTCTCCTTTTTATCTGCTCCCTTATCTGGTGCAACAGCTTGCCATGCTTCGCCAAGAGGCGGGTTGGTTTGTGCTGCTGTTTTTGGCTTCTGTCTTTGCGTCTGTTGTGTTTTTCTTGTAGATGCAGACTGTTGGTATTGGTTGCTTTTCTGTTGCTTATAGCCATCATGAGATGTTGTAGCTTCTGCATCGTCGGCAAACTCTAGCATGAAGGTGTCTCGAAAGAAGTACTTTAGTCCGCTCATCATTGCTTTGTTAATGGCTTTGTCTCCTGTGTCTGCTCCTTCTGCTATCAGCATCGTTGTTTCCGTTTCGCCTGTTTCTGCATTGATCAGGCTATATTTAATGGTGATGGTGGCAAGTGTCATCTTTCCACATGGTTGTCGTTCGATGCTGGTCACTTCACTTCTTAGACGTAACCCTTGTTCCACCATTAGACTTCGTACTTCTCGGATCACGTCAACCGCTTCGACATACCTGTAGTTCTGCTTGTCGTTGTAACTTTTCTTGCCAATAGCTTGGGCACTTTTCATGATGGAGATAACTTTTTGATTCAAGGTTTTACTCATTTGCGATTCCCTCTCTTCACATGCAAGGATTTTAAAAAACTGGATACCTGCGACAATGTTACCTAAAGTGTTTGGTCTAGCTCCTAGTCCATTGAATCCAAGCATTTTCCGTTCTGGTTTATAATCAATCTTCAGCTTTGGAACAATGGTTAAAGCTTTGTTTCTATCGATTGGTGCTCTCATGTGTACCTCCTGTATGGGAAGGGGCATTGTAACCCCTATATGATTTCCTTCTGTTGTACGGGTGGAATGATTCCATCCAGTTCATCTCGCAGCAACAGCAATTCTTGTGCCTGTCTCACTACCGCTGGATCACTAGATAGGACTATCGGATCATCCTCGAAATTAAACTGGAGTTTCCCATCTTCCACGAACCAATACATCCAACGATAACTATCCTCTTTGATCTTTTCGAAAGTACAAATTTGCAATCCATCTTTGCTACAATGCGATTCGCTCGTTTAGCTTCGGTCACGTTCATCAGAACTACAGCTGTACGAGGGACAATAACTTTCGAATCTTTCAATTCAAACTCGATATGGATAATGTCTTTCTCATCCAATACGAGTTGTAAAAGTGCGTTGCTTCTTCTCCGGTCATTTCCATCAACGTTCCATCTACTAACTGGAACACAATCTTTTTAATGTATGTGAATTTCTTTTCGTTCTTGGTATACATGCTCATTCTCCCTTTCGATCTAGCCCCAACTGTGGTACACTAGATCATGCATATTGTTTTGATTAGGCTTGGTGGTGTATCCTCACTGCCAAGTCTTTTAACTGTTGTTTCAAGTCTCCAATCTTGCTCTCAACATTCTGGAAGCTTATACCCTGATCGGCTGATTGTTTTAGGAAATACTCCAGAATTCAATCTCATGTTCCAGCTGCTCACACTTTGCATCCCACATGATTTACTTGACTCCCTTCTTCTTTTTTTTGTTCCTCCAGAGCAACATCAGTAAATTCTTGATGCTGCCCTTTCGGTTTTCCTTCACTTTCGGTGTGCCTTTATACATTTTGCCGATCCGTCCGAACACTTGATTCACCTCCCTTCGCTTCTTCCTTCTTAATCCTCTCGCCTGCTCGCCACAGGATAAGAAGAGCATTTTGAATCGCTTCGGGCGATGGTTTCGTTTGTTGTTTCAGTGTGATCAT